CAAAAACAAAAACAAACATATAATAAATGACCGAACAAGAAACAACTCAGCAAATGCTAATGGAACTGATAAAAGAGGAGTGTCAAATAGATACTTCTTTAGAAATTGAATACCCAGAGATAGCTTTGAGTTATGGCGAAAAAACAATACAAACTAAAAGAGGTAAAAAAACATACCCAGTACCGATATCAAGTTTAGGCAATATAAGTTACGTTACAGCCCCCCCAAAAAGCAAAAAGAGTTTCTTTATATCTTTACTTGCATCTGTTTATTTAAGCGACAATAATAACTTTGGCGGTAACATTAAAGGACACAGAGGTAATAAATGCTTAATTCATTTTGATACAGAGCAAGGTACGTTTCACGCAGCTCGTTGTTTTAGACGTGCGACAGATATGGCAAACCTAAAAGACAATGGGTGTTATCAAACCTACGCTTTAAGAACATTAACCTATAAACAACGCTTAGAGTTTATAGAGTGGACGTTAAAAGAAAATAAAGAAAATGGCAAAGAAGCTGGGTTAGTTTTCGTAGATGGCGCGGCTGACCTTGTCGCTGATGCCAATGACCTACCAAGCTGTAATGAAATGGTGGCTAAACTTATGCAACTATCAACACGCTACAACACGCACATAATGGTTGTAATGCACCAAAACTATGGTAGTTCAAAACTTGGAACTGGTCATCTTGGTTCGTTTCTTGAAAAAAAAGCAGAAACAGTTATAGAATTAGAACTAAATACAACTAATAAAGATTGGGTTACTGTAATATGTAGGCGTTCAAGAGGCTACTCTTTCGAAACCTTTAGCTTTAGTATAAACGAATTAGGACTTCCATTTGTAGTAGGCGAGATATACGACCCCTTAAAATACTTTATAACAACCAAAGAGAAATTAGGTTAATGAAATCACTTGTAGAACTTGCTTACGATAAGCACAAAAACTGGATAGGTATTGTAAAATCCTTTGGCTGTAAACCCAGCTTTGCTGAAGATGTCGTTCAAGAACTTTATGTACAGTTAATTCTCGATACGCAAAAAGGCTTAGACCTTTATTACAATAACGACATCAATACTTACTACTGTTATAAGGTTCTGCGAGGCATATACTTAAACACCCACAAGAAAGAGGCACGAATGATAAAAACATACATAGAGGACATAGATGGGGAAGTAAGGCAGATAGATGACTTAGGCATAGACGAGGTACAATATGCAAAAGATAAAACTAAAATAGATAACTTACTTTCAGATATGCGCTGGTACGATAGCAAGGTATTTACTTTAGTAGCTTCTGGGCAAAGCGTAGCATCACTAAGCAGAGAAACAAAGATAAGTTATTACAGCCTTTACAACACTTACAGAAACGCACTTAAACACATAAAAGACAATATATAGTGGACACATTTCACAGAGATTTAAAAAGGGGTAAGTACCACGAACAAGTTATTTTAGATATTGTAAAAACTAAATACAATAATGCTTATATAAAAAAAGGTTATTGTAAAGAGTTTGATATTTATGTGCCAGAGAAAGATTTTGGAATAGAAGTTAAATCTGACGAGAAAAGCAAATACACCAACAATATAGTTATAGAAATAGAATTTAACTCTAAGCCATCTGCACTAAGCACAACTAAGGCTAAGTATTGGGTTATATATGATGGGTACGATTATAACTGGTTTTTGACAAAAAAAATAAAACAATGCATAGTAGATAACAATTTAAAATATGTAGAGTTTATAGGCAAGGGAGATACTAAAAGCAAGAAAGCATATTTAATAAAAAAGAATGTTTTATACAAATATAAAGAGTTATGAAATTAGGAGATTTAGTTTACTACATTACTTATTATACTGGAATAAGATGGGTAGTCAAAAAGATATGGGGAGAAGATTGTGGATGCGACCAACGTAGAGAAGATTGGAACGATATAGATTTAGACTTATGGAACAAATAGATAAAAAAGACTGGAAGCAGTTTAAAGCTGATGTTAAGGGGAAACTATCACAAGAGCAGTATAAGTTATTGTGTAGGCTTCATTCCAAGTATTACAATCACAAATATTACGAGCCTTGCAGTTGCAGTCCTAAAAGGCTTTTACAATGGATTGCAGACATAGACAAAATTTATGATTAAGAACATTCACAAGTGGGAGAAAGCTGTAATACTATTGCTGAATGCTGATGGCTGGAACTTAACACATACTGGCAAAGGCTTTGAACATTACGATGCTATTGGTACAAGTCCTAAAGGCGCAGAAGTAGTAATAGAGTTTAAGTTTAGAAACAAATACTACAAAGAAAAAATGCTTGAGGTTTACAAGTACGACAAGCTGATAGAAACTGGTAGGATAGCTTTGTACTTTGTTAATGACCCCAAAGGCAATTATATGTTTTGGCTAAACAATCTGGAAGATTTAAAAGTGAAAGATATGTACTGCCCAGATACTACACTATGGACTAAAAAGAAAGTATTAAAGCCTTGTTATTTGATTGATGAGAGCCAAGCATCTATAATAAATTTAAGCGGTTTTAAAAAATAACTTGTTTATAATTTGTTTATAATAAATATTTTTATATATATTTGTAATGTAATTAACAACAATGGATAACAAAAACGAGTGGCTAAAATTCCTAAACTAACACTGACAGCAAGAGTTTAGGGTTAGCCACCAACAAAAAACAATAACAATGGAAACACTTACAGAAACAGAAAAGGCTTGGGTTACTATGATGGTACAAGCCTATGGAATGAACGAGCAGACTGCACTATCTTATATACAAAACTTATGAGAACGCAGCTTGACGACTTAAACAAAGAACTTAGGGATATAAACAAAACCCTTAAGACCGAAATGCCTTACGAGTTTAGAGCAAGGCTATTGAAACGTAAAGAATACGTTAGAAGCATAATTTATAACATACAATAACAATGAAAAAGACAAAGACTGGATTACACATCCAAACACGCAAAAATAGAATAGAGGTTTACACACAGAAAGAGTTGGAAGCCCAAGAACTAAAAAGAGAACTGCAAAGAGAAAGAATTATACAAGGTGCTATTATATTTATGTTTGCACTATGTGTGGCTTTTGGTTACTTAATTGGTTCTGCAAGTTAGTATGGATTTACTACGGAAGCAGCAATATCAACTTTGGTACTCATACTTAATTGAGAAACTTATTGACTGGCAAGAGGCTAAACCTAACAACAAAGAGTTAAAGAACTGTGTTAAAGCTATCACAGAAATAGGAATACTCTCAAGCCAGTTAATTACAGAGGTAGAGATACTAACCAAGAAAGTAGACCACATAAGAAACGAAAAAAACAAAGAGATACAAAAACTAAAACAAGAACTAAAACAATACGAGATATGAACTATTGGGAAACACCAGACGAGATAACCTATTGTAGAACGTGCGAAACGCCAACAAACGGAGAAACCTACTGCTGTCGTGATTGCTATAACTATGACCTTGAATAATATGGATAAGATAAAACTATTAGACAACAAGTATTACGACAAAGCAGAACTGCTTAAGCGTATGGAAGATGACACTTTTTACTATGGGGAACTAAACACCCTTGCGCTTAGTAGTAGTAGCCTTAAACAGCTTCTATCAAGCCCTAAGACGTATAACTTTAGTTTGAAGTATGGGAGTGGGGATAGCGCAGCTTTAAGGGCTGGTGCTTTGTTTCATTGGGCAATCCTTGAGCCAGAGAAGTTTGCCTCTCAAAAGTTTGTAGAGGTACAGAGCAGAAACACAAAGAAGTTTAAAGAAGCCAAAGAAGAGTTTGGAAGTGTTTACACCGCAAAGGAACGAGGCGAAGCAGAAAGGCTTGTAGATGCGTTCTATCGCAACGAACACGCAAAGGAACTAATAACTAAGGCAGAGTTTGAAATACCAGCAATAGATAATGTTAGTGCTGGAGATTTTACAATGCCATTCAGAGGCAAGGCAGATGTGTTAGCCACTAATAGGATAGTGGACTTAAAAACCACAACAAACATAAAGGACTTTAGCTGGAGTGCTAACAAGTATGGATACGATGTACAATGCTATTTATATTGCAACCTATTTAACAAAGAGTATAAAGACTTCTATTTTCTGGTATTAGACAAAGGTAGCTTAGACATAGGTATCTTTAACTGCTCAGAAGAGTTTTACTTTAGAGGCGAAGAAAAAGTAGAGAAAGCACTTGACTTATACAACAAGTTCTTTATAGAGGGTGCAGATTTAGATAACTATTGCTTAACTGGGGAGTTGTGATTGTAAAAAGCATAGACAGTTTTGAAACTTACGACTGGTTATTAAATAAGCACTATGCTAAAAGAATACCAAGTATAAGCTATGCTTTTGGATTGTATATAGATAATGTTTTAGAGGGTGTTTGTACTTTTGGGATGCCACCGAGTAGCACTCTTGCAGAAAGTATCTGTGGCTTTGATTATAAAAAAAACGTAATAGAATTAAATAGATTGGTTACAAATAATAACTTACCGAAAAACAGTTTATCTTTTTTTGTTTCAAATTCAATTAATAAATTATTAGGTAATAAAATAATAGTATCTTTTAGTGATTTAAATATGCAACATTATGGCTATATATATCAAGCAACAAATTTTATATATACTGGTTTGACATCAAATACAACTGCATTGATTGATGAAGATGGTTTGGAGTTTCATTTTAGAAATATTGGTCATAAACAAAAATCTTTAAAAAAACAAATAAATTTAATAGATAGGATTGTTTGTAATTTGTCAGATGATTTATTAAAAAAAGAATATAAAAATATACCACATAAAAATAAATTTACTGGTCATTGTTACGTCGCAAGTGAAACATACTATCATTTGTCAAATAAAAACTTAAAAGTTTATCACATAAAACACGAAAACACTACACATTGGTTTTTAAAAGACGATAATAATAATATTATAGACATCACAAAAGACCAGTTTAAAAAACCAGTACCATACCAAAAAGCTATAAGAGGTTTTTTTTTAACTAAA